TCATCATATTATTTTTGTTTGTTTTTAGGTCTTTCCATTGATGCTGCTCTTGTTAGGCAGAATGCCATGACTAGCGCAAATATGGCTAAGATAATGAATGCAATGATCATCTATTTAGTTTGTTTTTGTTCTGTAAAAACGTGTGTTGTAGCTGTTTCCCGGCTTTGCTTCACGAAATTCAACGCCATCGAGCAAGCTGCTTCCATAATCCGATTCAACTTTAGCTCGTGAAAGCCATAAGTCTTTTTTGAATCCTATAGAAGACACTAGATACTTTTGCTCTTCAGCATTGTAGTCTTTTATTTCTTTTCCATAGTATACAGTTCCTATTTCTAGCGGTGTATCGTCAAAGATGCTCATCGTCGTGTGTGGTTAATTCTATAGCATTGTTTTAGAGATTGTCATAGACAGAAAACCAAAACCATTTATCAGGAAAATCACAAGGTTCACTACAGTATTTACAGTTTGGACACGTGATTTCTTCTGCATTGATTTTGTGTAGCAGCGTGAATCCGCAATTACCGCAGTTTACCATGTGGACATCTGCCAGTTCGTTTATTGCTTTTACTAAGCATATCTGTTCGCTTATCAATAAGTTTGTTTCCATATTATGTTTTTGCCTAGGCTTATTGTCTTTGCCTGTTTGCACACAAAAATAGGGAGAGACTACTTGCGCATCTTGCATAGTGCGGCGGTTTCTGGACGCACGTTCTGTGCATTCTTGAGCCATGCGGCTAGTGCAGTGCTATTCTTACGCGGAGACATCATCAGTGTTTGAATATGACGAGATGGACCGTCCATTGGATATTTATTTGGTTGTTTTCTCATACAGGTGGTTATTCGGTGATTTTATTCTGAGTTTGTGATTTGTAAATACGGATTACTGCTGAATTGGATATTTATGAATAGTCATTGCTTTAGTTGGCTAAAATTGAAATTGACTTACATCATTTTCCCCAAGGAACTTACGAAGCAATTCTGTGTCTTCCGGCTTACTTGCGATGCGTAGACCTATTGATTCACCGTAGCATATTGCGCGGGAGCCATTAACAGTGCTCCAAAATCCAGCTGACACAATCATCTCATTAAGAGCTTTTGCTATTTCTTTCATTTTCACGTGAGGAATTGCCTCAGTGAATAAGATGAACCCACTGTATTCTAGCCTGACGTATTTCTTTTCCATAGCATTATTAAGCTGGTTTTATCAATAACCCATCTTTGGTTAAAGTGATTGTGGTTTTAGTGCCTACCGAAAAGCCTGCTGCTTCGAGCCATTTCCCACGCAATCTTAGAAATGGCTTTTTATTTACGCATTCTATTACTTTCGAGGTTCTCTTTTTCATGCTTTTGTTTTAGTAGTTTTATTCCTAAACGGTGATTGATTAATGGAGATTTGAAAGGAATCGGCGGTGGACTTACCATTTTGTGCGTTACTTCAATATCTTTTGCTGCTTTGGCAAGACAGAACGCACAGCCTACTACTAGGCATACTATTGCGCTGACTGATAGGATTGCAATTAATTCGTTGTGTGTTAGTGACATGAGTATTGTGGTGGTAAGGATGAGAATTTGGATGGGTCGTCAACGTCTTTCATTGCGTCGGTTAATGCTTCACCAATGCTACGTCCGTAGCCAATTGGATCGTTATGCAGATTGTCGTAAATTTCCCAATGGCAGTCAAGTCCACCAATACCGTCTGGAATGCACGTTTTAATGCACATATGGCCGTTTTCATTCAACCAATCCAGCATGTTGTCACTAGTGATTATTCTGTCTGTATTGCTCATTGTTTGCCTGTGGTTTGTGAGTTTGCCTGAACGTACATAAAAAAAGGCAGAAGGGTTTTACCCCTCCTGCCTATACACAATATGATGGAAAGTTGTGCGAGGGGTTGTTAGCCCCCCGCTGTTGTTTAGAAGGCTTCGTCTGCCTCTTCGCCGCTTACAGCATCAGTTTCGTCGTCGGCAAGGATGCCTACGGCTTTCTGATACTCTGGCGTAAGTAACATTGCCTCATACGCCTTTTGATTGACGATTGTGAGGGTAGTTACTTCCTTCGCGGGTTGACTGCCCATTGAGCGGCCTCCTCCAGCAAGGACTTTATCCCACGCACGGAGCACGGTCACTTGACCGATTTCAGCTGCCATGTCGAGTGGCAAGCCTGTGGTGAGCAATTTGCCACCTTCAGCCTTGTGGTCAAGCATTTTGGCTTTGGATAGCGCGGTGAACCCGAACACGACTTCACATCCTGCGATTGCGGCAGGGATGACGGCGTTTAATGTGCGGAGTTCCTCTTCGTTTCTAACGTGTAACAGTTTTTGTTCTGACATAGTTTTGTTTGTTTAGTTGTTAATGTTATCGAATTGGTTTAAATCCCAATTACCCTTCAACCCAAAGCGTAGCTTGCCTTTCTGTTGGCAACCTTGACTGCTTTGCGTAGAGAACCTGTAAGTTCTAGTGCTTTGAGCACATTATCGAGCCGCGAACCGTTTTTAGGCTGGCTAAAACGAGGGGTGGGTGCTTGTGGCATTTGGTTACGCTGACCATTTGCGTTGACAGCCACGCTGCCAGCTTTTCCTATCCATCTTGCGGTTTTATCCATCGGGAGGCTAGAAACGCTCGTTATGGGGCGTTGTAGCTCATATACGAGTGATGGCTCAAGATACGTGGACTCTGGTGCGGGATTTTTTGCTGGAAGCACAATGCGTCCATACACTGTTTCTTTTCCAAAAGGAAAGTATGTTGTAGGGATGATTGTTCCACGCATGGTGAAGAAGTCTTGCTGTGTGAGCTTTGCATCGCAATGAGCCATAGCATCATCTAGAGCTTCGGCAGCTTCTTCATGCATCATATTGGCTACAAACCAAGCCTTTTTGGTGATTTCGTAGTCGCTAGCAAGTGGTATTGATAGGCGATAGCGCCCTTCAAGCTCTTTTGCGGTGCGAGTAATCTTTTGGTCAACTAATTCTAAGTAGGTTTCATCAACCACTGGAGATCCTTCCATGAATGCAATCAAGTCGCCCATTTCAGTAGCGTAGTCCATAGCAATTAACATTGAGGGGGTGAATGTCTTAGGATTGAGCTTTTCTTCAAGGTCTTCCATGGCGAATTGCGCTTGGAATGATTCATCAAACTCGAAACTGTTTGACTCTATGCATTCGTCGCATTCACCATCTGAGATCGAACGGCTCACTAAGGCATATTCAGCCTTGGAGATAGACGAACCTTCCATTGTTCCATCGTTTTCAATGGCATTGCCACATTCATCGACATGATACTTTGAAATCGTCTTCTGAGGGTCGCGCATTGCGGTGATAAGGACAACCCACTTACCATTGACCAAGACAGTCGCGGAAGTAGGAATTAGGTCTTTATCTCCTGCCAACTCTTTAACGATGCGTGAGTAGTCTCCAGCGATGCGCCTTCCAAGACGAGAGCAAACTTGTTGCATTGCGGTGGTAGGATTGGAATGAAGCATAGGCTTGTAGCCATTCCATTCTTCACCCAAGTCAACGCGAATGTCTCCATGTTTGAACACATAACGCGCCGGAGTGTGTGAGATTGTGCCATTGATTGCACCGGATTCGGTGGCTGCCTTCATGTATGGAGGCCAAAGAGTGAACTGTGCGTCTACCCATTTACCATCACGCTTGCGGGAGGGCATAATGTCCTGATCGCTGCGCTTGTTGATTGCCTTAATCCACTTCTGTAAGCCCTGGTATTCAGAGATCACACCAAAGCAGATGGCAATGCTTGTATTCTCGTCATACGACTCTTCAGAGAAGCGCTCGCGTAACTGTTGCTTCACTTTGCGGGGAACTCCCCCAAAGCGCGTGGCGCACCATTTCTGAGCCCATACGGGCATAACATCTTCATGGATTAGAGCAGCATACTCTTCTCCAGTGATGTATTCCCCTTTGAGGGGCGTATTGTTGAGCTTCCCATTGTAGGCAAGCCTTATCGGTTGTGTTGTTGTAACGTGTCGTTGCATATGTGTATGGAAATTCATTTTCCGCTATTTCCCAAAGCGTAGCTCTACGAAGCCACAGGAAGTGGCTGCGTTTTCATTGACAGAACATTCGGTCAATTGTAGGATACTCACCATGAGCAGAGCATATCCTACTGAAACTTGGAAAGACATTGAAACTCGTTATTGCGCTGGAGATGACAGTCTTATCGACTTAGCCAAGGAATACAACATCCCCTACAACACCGTTCGGATGCGTAGCAAAAACAAACGGTGGGTGAGCAAGAAGCGAGTAGTTCATGCAATTACCCGAACAGACCTACTTCCCACCGATCCTGCTAAAGCTTTAGCCGATAAATGGAAAGAGAGAAATGAGCAATTGCGGGAGTCCACTTACTTCGGTGCTAAACGCGCATTAGACACTTTCTTCCTCCTTAATCCAGTCCCTCAAGACTTCGCGGAGGCTGAGAAAGCCTTTAAGATACTAGAGAAAGTAATCAACCCTGAAGTCGCGGGGGGAGATTCTCTCAACATCGCCCTATTAACTAACAACTTCATTCCTACCCTCCTTTAGCCAATACCAAAATACTCACTAGCTATTAACAAACCCATTCACCCTCTTATTTCATTCTTCTCTGTTCACTCCGTTATACCTCATTTCTGAGGTCATACGTAAGTAAATAAAGTTAAAATAAAGCTTTACAGCATAAGGGAAACTGCTATAGTTGGTCGCCATGCATCAAGTAGCTGAGATGATGTCCTCCCCGCAGATAATCTTCGGACAAGACGACAAATAAACTTATAGATGATGTATGTATAGACTGGCTAAAGCGGAAACTGTAATGGTTTGCCGCTATTTTGGTCTATGTTACTATGGCTATAGTATAAACTATGGATGTAGTAATTGATTGTTTGGTATGTCCCCAACGGTCAGTAACAACCAGCAGTTGAGCTAGTTGGTGGTAGGCAGAGTTTGCCTGTAGGACATGCAGAGAGCGCCTTCTCAGACGGTCAGAGTTTGCCTGTTGGTTGCATAGCAGAAGAGACAGGGAAGCGATGGAAAGTTGAGGGGATGTTCCTAGCGCCCAAGACAACGCACTAAGACTGGCTTAATGCGCTGATGATTGGAGGCTGTTGTTAATCTCCCATACGGAATCCTCTAGGACAATCAGTGTGTTCTGCTGCGATTCTCGCGAGGGAGTAGCGTTCTCTCGTCCACCAAGAGGCAAGAACAAGACCACTAAAGGTTTCTAGTAGACTATCTGCAACCTCAATTATTTGTGTGCAATCAATAGCAGTGGTTGTTATCTCATTATTAGACTTGCGATACACTGTCTCTGGTTTGCTAATAATATCCGCTTTCATGTATGGTTGCCCATCTGGTTTTTCTTGATAAACAGCTTTGACAACAAGCGAGTAGCCTTCGCGTAACGATATTTTCCAAATTAGGCCTGTATACTCATTGTCATAGTCGTAATCCATTTCAGGGATTGCTAAGTATTCGGTGTGATATTTGCCATATTGGACTAGTCCCATAGCCCAAGAAGCAACCATGGTGTCGAATTCAATTTCTTTCTTCATTTCTTGATTTGATGTTATTTTCATATTTGTGTATTGTTACCTGATTCCATTGTTGAAACCAGACTACTGCCCACCCCGCGAGGAGATGAGCAGTGTGTCTAATTACAGGTCGATTGATGGGGTTACTACCTTCACGCTTTCGAGCGATGTGTTCATTAATACAGGGCTATTTTTGATGCGCATTTCCGCGATTCTTCTCGCATAGTCAATTGAGGAAGTGCATCCTCCCCCATCTGGGGTTTGCTCAAAGATGTATCTTGGCGTTTTACAATATGGCTTTTCATTTACTAATTTTCGGATTATGCCCTCTGCTACATAGTCTGCATCAGGCATTAGTCTTTGCAGTGTCTCAATTGCTATGTGGCCTCGATGATCGTCATACCCCCCAAGTCTTTCGGCAATCCCATTCGCTAAAGCCTCAATAGAGACGTCTTTTGGCAGTTCGTAGGCCCTTAACCTAAGGGTTATTTGTATGTCAATTACCTTTGTCTTGTCGCGCCATGCCGGAACTTGTCTGACGTATGTCATACCAGTTGATGGGGGTTGGCAACGTAGTTTCTTTTTTATTTTCTTTCTATCTTTACGGTTCATTTTGTTTGTTCTTTCTTTTTAGTAGTGGATGTTTCTTTGTGAAGTGGCTCTTTAAGCCCCCTGAAGTGACATGGTTGCTCTTGCAGTAGTTGCATTGATATAGCCATAATTGGCCTCTCTTTACGCGACTGTGCTGTTCGTCTATGTATTGTGTTTCCATTTGTGTTTTGATTGCGCTGGACTCGTCAGTATGACGCGCTTGTTTCGTCCTAAGCCATAGACCGCTAAACGGCGGTTACGTTTGATTTTAGTCGGCTAAATCTCTCTGTATGTGGCAAAGAACCTACCAGCGCTGTAAGTTAGCCCGATACGTTCATTGAGGATGAATGTCACTTGCGTCGTATTAGCCTCTACAACGCGAGCTTTGTTCTTATTGGTCTTACTGACCCACAATGAGCCAACAAGAGCAACAGGATGGACTGGAGGCGAAGCATTGGCTATTACAACCAGCATCTCTTCAGCCCATTGGTTAATCTCTTCCTCTGTCATATAAGTTTAATAGGATTGCGCCGAGATACCCCAGCGTTGAGCAAGTCGCACAATACCAGCAATAGGTAGTGGACGACATGACAGGAGCACCATTGGCATACGCTTGCGCGGCCAAGTAGGTGAGTCCCATCCATACTGCGACTGACCCTAAGACGAGAGTCAGTCCCGATGTGCGTATGATGCTCGCCAGCTTGTTTGGTTTCATATTACGTATTTCGTGCGATATAGCACGTTATCACCATCTCCCCGATGGGCTGAGGACTTACACACGGTCTAGCCGTGATGCCCCAGCGAGGGATCAAGGACGAGGGCCAGTTGGATAGGCTCCATCCCATGGGTCTATCACGAGTATTAGCTCGTCGTATTCAGCGCGAGCCCTCTCGATCGCCTTACACTCTTCCAGCTCTCCCCTTAGGTCGTTGAGTATTTCAAGCAGGATAACCCTGTGATTGGCCTTTCTTCGACACTGCTCCTCAAATATCCCGTCAGTATCCCATGGACCGCCCTCCATTTGATATCCTTGGTCTTCTAATGACTTGTGCAGCATTTCAGCTGCTTCGATTTCTTTCATGATTTGTTTCATATTTGCGTGTGCCACTTCATCGGCGTGTCGTGAACCCCGTCACGAAAGGACCAAGATCGCTGGTCAGGCGTTGCTCTCCCCATTAGAGCTGATAAGGGGCAGGAAAGAACTCCACTCTGCATTTACACGGGCTTGTGACCGTCACGCACCATGCGTGGCTGCATTAGAGGCTGTTGGTTACGCAGGCAGCTCTGCGGTAAAGTCAAGAGAAGTCATACGCACGTAGCGCATACCACTCGTTGGCTTCTTGCTCCTGTTGTTGCAGGAACTCCCATTCCGCTTTAGTCATCCACTCGCAATTGCAACCGAGGAACCGCAACCAAGCACGAAGCTGGTAATCGGGCCACTCTGCTGCTCTTGCATAAGTGTCTGCGCTAGGCCGATGACCGTAGAAAGACTTATGAGTATCACTGATACTGTCCATCATCTCTTGACGGGTGAAAGGCTTGCGGGCTGGAAACATTGGAGTCGTTGTTGTCATGGTCGTATGCGCACTTGCTGCGGCTTGTTCGGTTATACCGCCGAATCGGGGTGCGTAACTCTACACATCGAAGGTGAGAGAAACCGCTAAAGGACCATGACCGATCCATTCTTACAGGTTCATTACGCCTGTATGCTTGCGTCTGGGCTTGGAACCAGAACTGCCGCATTACACCGCCGAAGCGGTGTCCTCTGCGAGGGTTAACCTACTAAGATTTGGCTCATCTCTTCCCAAGTGAGTGATTGATTAAGCGATACCAGTATCTCAATACAGGCAGGCTTAGTGACAATCCACTTTCCAGAGTTCCAGCCCCACTCATCTTCATCATGCTCCTCGTAACCTTCTTCTTCGTAGTAATCGAAGATGAGGTCCTCATAGCATCTTGACTCGCGGAGTTTAATAACATCGTCGAGTGAAGCAACGTCGTGACGGCTGCAAAAGACAGTGTAATCAACTCCTGATTCAATGAGTTGCTTAGCGTATTCCATGGTGATGTTCGTCATATTCATAATAATAGTTAGTTTGTGTTGGTTGTGCCATTCATCCATCGTGGATCAAGGGCGAAGAGAACTAACTGTAGATATCTATGAGAACTATCTGCGTTACTAGGTCATTACTCTAGTGTTGTAGGCGTGGAGCTGTGGACCTATGGAGGGCGACGGGTGTCACCTGACTCCGCGATACCACCAAACTCACTACAACGAACGAAGAGAACGCATGCATAAAAAAGTCTTTAAAAAAATAAATCAATGGGGATAGAGGGGGGGGTGTTGATGATATGTGACAAGAGAGGGGGATGAGATGTGGTAGAAATGGGGAGATAAAATTTTTCTGTTTCTTTTAGTGAGAAGAGGGTAGAGTTGGGGCATGGAGAGATATGGCTATGCGTTTCCGACTGGAGTTGATGAGTTAACGATAGAGTTGTGGTGTTACGCGCATAGGGACTGTGATAAGGAAGAGAGGTTTCAGCATTTCCGTAGGATTGTGGATTTGGCGTTTAACTGTGAGGGGAGTATTCGGAGGGTGATATGGAATCGGTGGACGGAGAGGATGATTAGGGCGGCGATTGGTGGGTGGGAGAAGAAGAGGTTTATGGGGATAGCGGGGAGTTCATCGAGTGGAAAGAGTGATGGATTTGCGTTGTATGCATTGGTTGAGTATTGGAGTAGGCCGGCAGACACGTATTGCTTTGTGATGAGCACGACGAAGAGTGATGCTCGGAAGAGGATTTGGAAGAGTGTTACGCAGTTATTTGGGCAAGCGCAGAGGAAAGGATGCCCAGGGAAGTTGAATGACAGTATTGGGGTTATCCAAGGGGTGAGTAAGCTAGGGAAGTTTACACGGAACAGCGGGATTGAGTTGGTTGCTGCGGGTAGTGCTGACGCAGGTGAGGCGAGCGCTGGAATGATTGGTATCAAGAACGCGAATGTTATTGTAGTTGCCGACGAGATGCCAAACTTGGGAGAAGGTATTTTAGAAGCGGCATGGGATAACTTGACGGCAAACGAGCGGGTTGTGTTTGCGGGATTGGGAAATCCAAATTTGTTTAGCGATCCATTTGCGAAGTTGTGTGAGCACGTATTAGGGTGGAGTGCGGTGACAGAGGACATGAATGAATGGCCTACGAAGTATGGCATGTGTTATCGGTTCAATGCGGAAGACAGTCCACGGATTAAGGATGAAGGAGGGGAGAGGTTCTTTTGGCAACCCGATCAGGCATACATTGACAGAATTGCGGAGAACAGGGGTGGGAAGAAGAGCCGAGGGTATTACAGGTTCGTCAAAGCGTTTTGGTGTCCAGAAGGAGTTGGCAATACAATTTACTCTGAGAGTGAGTTCTTTGGCCGTGATGCGATGAACGAGCAAGAGCCTGAGTGGGACGCTACGCCAGCTTGCTTGAGTGGACTAGACCCAGCGTTCACAAGAGGCGGGGACAGGGCATACAGCGGCATTGCGAAGGTAGGGAAGGTGAACGGACGAGACCATTTGCATATGTGCCACTACAAAGGGTTGACTGAGGACACTACGGACAAAAAAAATCCGTTGAGTCACCAGTTGGTTATGCAATGGAAGAGTATTTCTGATGACTGGGGGGTTACTCCGTTCCGGGCGGTAATGGATGGAACTGGCAGTGGTATTGCTTTTGGTCACATTGTTGATAGTTTGTGGAGTCCCGCGGTGAGCAAGATTAACTTCAGTAGCAAACCATCGGGAAGAAAGGCATTATTCAGGGGGAAAGAGATTGAATACTATAACAAAAATAGTGAATTGTGGATTCAACCGAAGGAATACATACGTAGTGGTCAGATTACGGGGGTTTCTAAGGCGCTGGTGGTGGAGTTGGTTACACGCCAATACCATGAAAAAGAGTCGGAGAGACTGAGGGTTGAGTCAAAAGAGACGCACAAGAACAACAATGGTGGTGAGAGTTGCGATATTGCAGACATGTTTTTGATGTTAGTGGACAAAGCCATCACATTAGGGATGTTTCATTCGGAAGAAGTGAAGAAAGTGAGTAGAGTCGTGGGTAAGGATTGGACAAAGCTAGTTAAGAAGACTAAAATTAGTGCTTGCTGTGGCAGGAAATTAAGGAGATAACAGCGCAACAAAAAATTTCGGATATGTCATTTGAGCAAAGCAGACAAGAAATGGATCAACACGCGGAAAGTTTGCGCAATGTTGATAAGGAATCGGGTATAGCGCCTAAAGAAAGGATGTTAAATCCAGCTGCATTGCGCAATTTGCATGCAAAGAATGTAAAGGCTGATGAAATTGGTAGCTTTAACAGGAGTATTGTGCAGGGAGAAATGGACTTTGTTCCACCTTGGGATGAAAAAGAGCTAGCAGAAAAGAACCAGGGGGATCGGTTTAACTTCAATACGGGAGAAGCTGCAGCAATTAAGAACGAAGCTGTGTCTGGATACGTCGATATTTACAGTTCTCCGGCTACGATTGTAGAAATTCCGCTAAAAAAAGAGATTGATGAATCGGTGCGCGGCCATTACGAGTTGATTTTGGCAGAAGAATTTACGGTTATGGACAGGGAAAAAGACTGTTCTTTCCCTACATTTTTACAGCTTTGCGATTTGTATGTTACTCACGGCGTTGCAATTGGCTATTTTGAAGACAAGCAAACAATGAACTACAAAGCTGGAGGCTTAGACACGTTCAAGTTTCCACGTAATACTAGCATTATTACCTCGGACATTACCTTCTGCTCATGTACAACTACGATGTCAGTGATTGATTTGTATCGTAAGATTGGTGGGGATGAACCAATGAAGAATTGGAATAGAGAGGCAGTAATTGAAGCGATCACTAATGCGGCTAAAGCGGTAAACAACAAGTGGGATAACTGGGAAGTGATTCAGCAACATTTAAAGAGTAATGACGTTGAGTTTGAAAATGACGTTGATTATATTGAGCTTGTCTATGGTTGGGTGGTTGAGTTTGATAAGTCTGTAAGCTTTTACATCACCACGGCATCGGGCGCTGATACTAATGGTCACGGCACACGCGATGACTTCCTCTTTAAAGAAGTTGGCTACTACAAGAACGTGAATGAAGCGTTCCAAATCTTTTCCTTCACTGTTGGAAACAAGTCACGCATCCATTCAGTCCGCGGATTGGGTTATTTGATTTACCAGATTTGTAATGCCATGAACGTGCTTACGTGCAAAATGATGGACAATGCGCGTATTGAAGGTTCAATGATGTTCCAAGCGGGGACTGCTGAAGACCTTGAGGACTTGGAATTGGTGGATTTCGGTGGTGGTATAGCCCTCCCCCCAAGCCTTAGTATCCCTGCTCGTCCACAAGGGGCTAATTTGAACAACTCAATGATTCCCGCTCTCCAAGTAGGCAAATCGCTCCTGGACCGCGCTACGGGCGGTTTAAGCGCTGGAAACATGATGCTTGGCCAACAACAAGACCGCCGCACAAAGCTGGAAGTAAGCGCACAGCTTGATTTCATTAATAAACTGAATAGCTTTGCCATTAACTTGTTCTATGGACCACTGGACAACCTGATCAAAGAGAAGGTTAAACGAGCATTTACTGTCAAACAGCAGGACAAGATTAGTCGTGACATGGTTGAGGAGATGAAAATGCGCTGTATTGCGCGTGGTGTCCCGGAAGAAGTATTTGAATCAATTGACTTCAAGAAAGTGAAAGCTATGAGAATCATCGGGACCGGTTCACGTGTTTCTCGCGTAATGATTTATGACCAGCTGCAGCAAATGTTTTCTTCTATGGATGACATCGGAAGAAAGAACTTTGTTCTTGATCGTGCTGCTGAATTGATTGGCGCCGACAAAGCGGTTCGTTACTTTGGAGCCGCTGGAGACAAGCGCATGCCAATTGACGCTAAGATTGCTGAAATTGAGAACATCCAAATGCTGGAAGGTTCTACTATTGCCCCACTTGACGGAGAAATCCACATGGTTCATATCCCACGCCATATTGATATTATTGAAGAAAACCTTCAAGGCGTGGAAGAAGGGCAAGTTGACCTTGTTGAATTTGCGATAAAATTTGCTCCTATTCATGAGCACTTGGTGAATACAATTGAAATGACCACAGTTCCAGAAGAATTGGAGGCTCAATACAGCAGCTACGTCCAACGTGTGCAGCAAATTGGCGAGATTATCGTCAATGGATTGCGGAAGCACAATAAAGAGCAACAGAAGCTACAGGAAGAGCAAGCTGCGGCTGGGGCTCAAGGTGGTGACCCACAGGCTCAAGAAGGGCAAGAAATGGCTTATAACGCCAAACTCAAAGATATGGAGACCAGGCAGAAGATGCAAATGCAAGCAGAGCTCCACCAAGAGAAGCTACGCCAGCTTAAAGAGATGGGGCAACAGAAGATTGTCCTTGAGGCGCAGAAGGCAATGAGCAATATTGCTTTAAAGGATGCCGAAATCAATGCGAAGTTGGCTAGGATCAAGTCTTTAGAATCATGAACGAAATACAAAAAGGTAAACTATTTGAGCACCTATCTACTGAAACAATGAAATTAGCCTTTGATGAGCTGATTCTTTTGAAGCAGAAGACAGATGTTAGCTCAATCGAATCTGCGGCTCTAGCACAAGCGTTTAACGTCGGGCTTTTAGCTGGACTAAACGGATTACTGGAGCTAGCATCTATCAAAACAAGAATCACACTAACCACTAGAAAATTGAAACATGACTGAAGACACCATTGAACAAGAAGTAGAATCCTCATCTATGCTAAACGCTCTTAACAGCGCGTTTCCGGCAATAGATTCTGAGTCGGAACTTACACGCGAAGCCCCGTTCACATTGACTGAGACAGAAACAGTTGAACCCACCCCAGTTGTGGAGGCTACTGCAGTAACCCCCTCGGAATCTCTCATTGAAGAAGCTGAATCGTTTTTCAATGATACTACTCCAGTTGAAGATAAAGTTGGTGAGTTTAACAGCGAATCGTTTGACGCCGAGACCGAAAAGTTGTCTCAAGGTATGGACGTGAAGCAAGGGGAGAAATGGAAGCAACTGCGTAACGACCTTAAGGCTTACAAGCAAAAAGAGGCAGTTACACAGGTCCCTCCCGATGTAGCAGAGAAACTGACAAAGTTTGAACTTGCTGCAGCTGAAGCTGAAGGCTTGCGTCTTCAAGTGGAAGAACTCTCCAATATCAGCGCCAAGGTAAAGGTAGAGCAGTCATTGAAGTATAAAAATGAAGTGCTCAATCCAGCTATGGAAATCATGGCAGCTGCAGAAAAGATTGCTGAGTCCAGCGGTGTTGACGCGGAGCTTATACAGGCCATCATTAAAGAAGGTGACCGGAAGCGACAAATTGAATACATCAAAACACACTTGCCTAATCTTGACGACCTTGAGAAGCAAGACATGTATCAGATGATCTACAAGTATAACGACATCAATAAGGTGCGTGAAGGAATGCTTGCAGAGGCTGCTACAAGTTTAGCCAAGTTAGAGGCTGAGCAAATTCAACTTGCTGAGAAAGCAGAAAAGGAAGAGAAAGAGGCCGTTAACTTAATTCAGTCAAGCATTTGGGATAAATACAAAACATCTATCCCTGGCTTTGTGGATGAAGCAGGTGCGGCCACAGAGAAGTGGAATACATTGCGCAGTAGATCACTGGCTATTGACTTCAACAAGGCTAGCGGCAAAGATAAGGCTTACGCTGCGTTTGCTGGCGTTGCGCTTCCTCACGTGTTGGCACAGCTAGAAGGCGTTAAGAAGGTACTAGCAAAATACACGAAAAACGAATACGTGGAAACCGAACGAATCCCTCGTATTGGTTTGCCTCCAGAGCCTGTTGACAATGATGACAACCTATCATTTGTTGAAAGAATGAACAAAGCTTTAGCTAAACGATAAAATTTAGAATAATTTTTATTGACATATGCTGTTATTTAGGCAAAGTCATCTCGAACTCCTGAGATGCAAAGTTCTAAATAACAGCATTTTCGTTTGCTCGGTCGTTATCCGTTCTAACTAATTACCAACTCTTCTGAAATACTCAGAAAGATTTTTTAACACTTACAACAATTAACTACCTACTTATATGGCTAACGAAATTAATGACTATCTTGTTCGGGAAACTGGACGTATCGCACCTGACATCAATCAAAAGATGAAGGCAAAAATGACTCCATGGCTTTCGCTATTTGCGCGTGAAGCATGGCAAGAGGGAATGGGAGTAACAGGCAAAACTTTTGTCTGGGATCGCGTTCAACTGAAAGAAGCTGCTAAGGATTGGGCTAATATGTCCGATGCTCCTGATGTGGCTAACGGAGGCAGTTGCGTTCCACCTGCTGATGAAGTGATCTTCACGCAACAAAACCGTGAATACAATTTGCAACAAAAGGCAATTTGGGGTCCACGTATTTGCGTTAACAACCTGCGTTACACGTTTATGCGTAATGAGCAGATCAATGCTACGATTAAAGCTCTTGCTGACCAAGCCCGTGAAACCTGGATTACTCGCTATCGTAGTGAGTATACTCGTATCGCTGGCAACAAAGCACTTGCCAACTCCAGCTTTGCTCTGAACAACGACGGTTATAATAGCTTCGAGTTCCCAAGTCCTGGCGGCTCGCCAGCTGTGTCTGTATTGACCAGTGGCTTGCTTGACATGTGCTATGAATATCTAAATCATCAAGGTGCTCAAGAAGGATCTCTTGGCATGGCCGAGACTCTTCCTGTGTATGGTCTAATTACTTCGGCTCGTAACTCGCGTAATGTTATTCGTGAGAATGCCAAAATCCGTGAGGACTTCCGTTACAGCAAGGAGAACGAGAAGCTTCTTGGGCCTTTGGGCATCAAACTTCAATACAATGGCTTTAGCCATTTGATTGACGACAAGCTTCCTCGTTGGAACTGGCAAGCCGCTACTGCGGCTACTGGCGCTGTGACGGGCTCTGGAGCAACCAGAACACTGACTCTTAGTGCGTCTTCTGCTCTTACTGTTGGTTCTCTTGTGTATATCAGCACAAACATGTATATTGTCACCGTTGTTACTAGCGGCACGGTTTATACGGTGGTTAGCGAGACCCTTGAAGCGCCAACAAACATCACTGCGACTGTTTACTCTGCATGGGTATCTGTTCCTGAGTATGTCATTTCTAGTGGAGTTGAAATCCCTAACCCTGCTTGGTTGCAAGCTGGCTACGAGGATGTCTATATCTTCCATCAAAAAGCAGCTACGTGCTTGATTCCAAAACCAATTACTGCTGTAGGTGGTGCGAAATTCGATCCAGTAAACTACGCTGGTGAGTTTTCATGGAAAAACTACACTGATGAATTGCTGAATCCTGATGGCACTATTGGCCGTTTCCGTGGCGTTCTGTCGTCTGGCACACGTGCAGACAATCCTGAATACGCTATTGTAATGCGCGTCAAGTCTTGCCCAAATGCTTTTGGCTTGATTACTGACTGCACCACGCTTGGTTCGCCAGCGTAACTTGTTTATCCCCCTGTCTTGGAATACGCCGAGATGGGGGGATTCTCTTTTAGCCAAGCTAAAATGAAAACAAAGTCTATTAAATCAATCAACACAATCATATGTCAGACCAGACTCCTCCAGAATTCGATAGAGCTGCTTATTTAAGCAAGCCTAATTGCGCTCAGAGCGCTGTAGCCATTATTCCTGATACTCCCCTGACAAGCCCTTCACGTGGCCTGTATGTAGGTGTAGGAGGCAATGCCAACGTAACCATGGCTGACGGCACTACGGTGCTCTTTGTTGGATTAATTGACGGGTTGATCTATCCACTTAGTATTCAAGGGATTAGTTCAACTGATTTGACCGCTGATAACCTTGTAGCAACATACTAATGAAAATTGAAATCCAAATAGGAATCGGAACATTTAATTCTGGTGGTGCGTCAGGCAACATGTGGAGTTATGACTTGTCCGGTTACTTTTGTGATAATGAAGGAAATCCATTTGTAATATTATAACATTATGCCAAAAGTAAATTTATCTGAAAACATGTCAAAACTCCTGAAAAGCCTTTCAGGTGGTATTCTTGACTTTTTTAATGAAAGCAAAATTCAAGAAGCACCTATTGGAGGCATTCGCCAAGTGTGCATTGCTGACTATAAAAAAGATTGGTCATTAGGATCAAATTACTATCGTGGTCAATCAAATTCCGAAGTCATTAGGCTTACTGATATGCAGTTTTACGCACCAACAACCACTGATGACGAAACAAAAGGTTTCGCTGCGGGAAGTTGGTGGGTTCTGGAGAACGGCAATATGTATCAATGCTATGACGCTACTGCAAGCGCAGCCGTATGGGATATTATTTCGACATCTGTCCCAGACCCAACTACAGTAAGTGGAGGCGGGGAATTTGACTTTAATTTTTCTGGAACAATTCCCACTAATTGGAAGGTCAGCAATACTAATATTACAAACTTGCATATCGGTAGCACTGTTACGACTATTGGCGATTACGCATTTTTAAGTTGTTCCAACCTAGTTGGAGGTCTTGTTATTCCAAATAATGTGAAATCTATCAACGCAGGTGCATTTAGCAACTGCATTGGCTTAACTTCACTCGACCTTGGCACATCGGTTACTAGCATTGGTGATTCAGCATTTGCTTATTGCAGTGTTATGTCAGGTGATCTAATCATTCCTAATTCAGTTACAAGTATTGCAAACTCGGCGTTCAACACTTGCACTAGTTTTATGGGTACGCTCAGTATTGGCACATCGGTTACTAGTATTGGCGATACAGCGTTTTATATATGCAATTTTACAAACAACTTAATTATACCTGATTTAGTTACACATATTGGTTTTGAGGCGTTTTACCAATGTGGGTTTACGGGAACCTTAACTATTGGAGCCACTGTTGACACTATTTCTGCTAACGCATTTTATGGATGCCAATTCACAGGCGACTTAATCATTCCAGATTCAGTTACAAGTATTGGTGCTTCTGCATTTTATGGATGTGGATTTAATGATAATTTGACTATTGGGAATTATGTAGGTTTGACTATTGGTAACAACGCATTTGAAGATTGCGCCAATCTTGACGGAGTCCTAAACATAGGAAGCGGCGTTACAAGTATTGGTGATTATGCGTTTGGTGGATTAACTTTACTAACTGCCATTAACTGCTACGCCGTAGTTGCACCCACGCTTGGAACTAGCGTATTCAATAACACGATGCTCGCCGACATTCACGTTCCAACTAGCTCTTATGCTAGTTATAATGCCACCAACTCGAATGGCACCTATGGAGGATTAACAATAGTCGCCGATTTATAATTTTATGAAATATGCACTCACAGATATCAAAGGCAGGGTCTTACGCATCCTAGATGCGCCAACAGACCAAACGACAGCAATAACTGACAAGCAATCCAAAGTTGTTAATGCTAACCCGAAAATTCCTCACTTTCTTGTGGGAGGCGAATTGCTGACACAGCGTCAATTCATTGATCGCGAGATTGCGGCACATCGTGTTGAACGAGAAGCCAAACGACTTGCTGCCATGTCGCCTGAACAACGTGCCATGCACTTAAAGTTCCTTGCTTCTAAAACACCGCAGCCACGCGCAATAACCAAGCGTGAACTAGTGGACAAGCTAATCGACCTCGGAGTAGCTGCTGAGTTTAACGCTCTACTTGGCAAGCTCCCACTTGAGGAGAAGTTACGCTGGGAAGCATCACCGACAATTCATCCAGAATATCCATTCTTGGTGCAAGAACGCGCCACAATCCTCACCGCACTCGGCATCACTGGTGAGCAATTTGACAATCTATTCTATTAACATATGAGTGAATATGCAGCTACATACAATTTGCAGGGAATCATTCGTGATGATAGCTGGAGAGGTATTCCAGTTATCCAAATTATTGTAAATGCAAGTCCTCCAGCAGTTCCTGTTTCAAGTGCTGAAATGATCTTTAAAAAGAAAAGTAAGCAAAGCACTATTGATTTAATTCTTACAAGTTCTGGAGCTTCTCCAACAATTATTATTGAAGATGATGAAACATGGGAAATGAGTATTCCTAGAATTATAGATTTCCCTTTGTCTACTGGAGTATGGCATTACGTCTTCAAGACTATTGATGCTGATGGATTCAAGAGATCATATTTTGGTGGAACAATAACATTAACTGATGAGCCATGAGTGATGAAGTAATAGTAACAATAACAGAAATAGCAGAACAAGCTATTGTTGAGCTTACAGAAGTATCTGAAAGTGTTGTTGTTGTTATACAAGAGGCTGCAAATGGAGAGCCTGGACCAATTGGTCCTACTGGAGCGAACGGAACAAACGGAACAAACGGAACAAATGGCACAAATGGCACGAACGGCACAAACGGCACTAATGGCACTAATGGCGGGTCAGTCAGCGCATGGAATTATAAAGCCAAGACCAATGCAACCAGCGGCTACCCGACCAACGGCCACCTACTTTGGAATAACGCCACACAGACAAGCGCAACTAGCATACTTGTCTCACACCTAACCGATGACGACACCGACATTGAGTTGTTCCTTTCCTTTTTCGTCATCAACCAAAAAATCTTTATACAGAATCGGGATGACTCAAGCCAAAATCAAGTCTGGCAAATAACTGGAACGCCAACGGTGACGGGGGCGAATACTAGCACAGCATACTACACTTTTCCCGTGACCTTGGTATCATCGGCGGGTGCGGCATTTACAAACAACCATTCTATTTTATTCGGTCAAATCGTAGTTGCTACAAACTCAGTGACAAGCGCAACGACCAGCAATGGGACTTGTGATCTTGATATCGAATCTTTGACGCTGAATACATGCAATAGCGATTTTATATTTTTAGCTGACGGAGCTTATGACATCGGAACAGGAAGTAATTATGTAAGGACGGCGTATATAAACACAGTTTTTTCTGGAGCGTTGACAGTTGGATACAACTCAAGTGGTTCATATTTGGGTCAAATTATAATTTACTCAGACACAGCGGGTTCCAGCACGACTCTCAATCCAACAACTGGCGGGAGTGGTTTACTAACGCTACCATCTGGCACTGGCACTCTCGCGCTAACGAGCGACATCACAGTCACTCCTACTAACACTGTCACCCTCACCAACAAAACGCTGACCAGTCCAGCGATCAACTCTGCGACCATTGGCACGGCGGCGACATTTAACGCGACGACCTACACGTTCGGGGCGGGGGCGGCGGCTGCACTAAACACCGCACTTGGAACAACTCGAGTTATGCGGACCACGCTTGCAACTCGGACAAGTGGGACAATGACCGTAGATGACACGCTTGTTTTGCCAGTTGTAAGCGGCGTAACTTATCGGGTGCGCGTTCACTCTCTAACGAAAAACAGCACGGCGACTGTCGGAATGGTTTTACGCATAGACCACCCAGGCATCACGGCAAGCGGAAGCGATACCGTCGGACACCTGATGAACGGCGGCGGTAATGCTGGAATCACACCAAGCACGTCAACGTCTCTGACAAATAGCGTTAACCAAAACGGGCAGAATTTATCGACAATAACAGAGGTAATTTTAACGCCAAGCGCATCGGGCGACGTAAAAGTAATGTGGGCGGCGCGCGTGCCGGCGGGTGTCGAAACCGCAGGATTAAACATCGGAAGCTATTTGGAAGTCATCAAAATATCATAATCATGGACACATCACTAACAACAGCGGAATTTGAAAAGGGTTTGACCCGTAAAGGCATCATCGCAACTAAGCATTTAGCAGACACTCTCAACGAGTGCTATGCTGAATTCTGGAATCGGGACAAGCAAGTAATCCTCGATAGCATGAACGGCAATCTTTCTGTCACTCTCGAACGATTCACAGCAAACACAGAGCTAGGCGATGCGGCAAATTTGCAACTAGCCAAGACTGACATTGGCACTCGCGTGATCGTATCAATGCCAACTGGCTTCGGATTTGTAGATGGTCAATTTGTTTACACCGCACCAGTAGTTCTAGAACCAGAACCAGAGCCTGAGCCAGAACCAGAACCAGAACCTCTTCCAGAATAAATATTATGATTGAGGAACACAGCGCAACGTATAACATAGTGAACGGTTTAATCGGCATTGCCGCATCAGCACTAGGGGTCATTACTCAGTTTCAAGAACAGTTGGATTGGGCTTTGAAAACGTCTTCAACGATATTGTTGATTTGCGTTTCTACTGTTACTCTTTATAATCTGCTAAGGAAAAAGAAATGAATCAAAAACAATCTAGCGCAAGACTATCTCTTTACATTCTTATTGCAATTGGAACAAGTGCCAGCGCGGGATTGCCAACAGTTAATTTCTCCGATTGGCGCGAAACTACGTCATTTATGTTGTCAGTGGCAATGACAGGTTTAATAACGGCACGAAGCTACATTGACCAAACACCAAGCAAAATTGAACAATGAACTATCGAACCCTACATCCAGTCAAAGAAGGAAAACGTAAATATAGATTTGCGTCTGTTGGAGTAAATTGTACGGCTTTAAAAGGAAAGCTATCGCAGCATCCAAACGTCGAGTTTTATAGTGCTGATGGAGTTCTACGCGCATGGATCAAAAACGGATGGATATTTGCTGTTAATGAATATTTCTGGAATGGATGTAGTCCAAAGAAATATGTTGGTTTTTACCCATTAGGTTTTTGGGTCGGGACTCCTGATTTTGAAGGCGCGATCGAAGCATCATTTTGGCATGATATTCTTTTTCAATTTGCAGCTGTTGGCATGTATGACTTGCGTGATGCAAATTATCAATTCCTATATCTCATGGAGCGTAACGGCTTTACTCTTGCCAGTCACTACTACGATGCTGTTGAAGCATATGGAGATAAGTATTTTGGCAAAGATAAGGATGGAGTATATGTTAAAATTTTATAAGACATGTTACCGAAATCAGTTTCGGGAACATAAGCAAAAACATTGAAATACTAATGAATTCACATAAAAACAAATTATGAAACTACTAATTGCAATCATCTTAGTAATTGCCTGTCAATCTTGCGTAGAAAAAATTACAGTGCAGGGGCAATACGGAGAATACTCATTTAAACCCCGCAAAGTAATCGTCATCGAGGAGGCTAAATGAATAAACAAGAAATCACAGCAATGCAGCAACGCATTCATGACAAGTTTGACAAGAACTTAATAGTGGATGGATTTTGGGGGCAACGATCAATTGTTGCGTGTCAGAGTTATTTGCGCTCACTTATGCCTAGCCCGAATCCATGGCCTAGTAGTGACCAAGGAAGCCTTAATAAGTTTTATGGCAAAGCCGGTGATGAAAGTAATCTTGTCTCAATTACTTTTCCATTCCCAATGTATTATGATGGGAAACTTGTAAAAACAACACGTGTTAATCGTCGTTGTTCCGCATCATTACTTAGGGTTTTAACAGCTATTGGCGACAAATATCATGGCAATAAAGAAGTAATTGAAGAAGCTGAGGACTATGGTGGTTGCTTTAACTTTCGTTTGAAGCGCGGAGGATCATCTTACTCATTGCATGCATTTGGTGCTGCAATTGACTTAGATGCGGATGACAATACTTTTAAAGATTCTTGGCCAATGATTGCTGATATGCCATTGGAGATTATGGAAGAGTTTGCTAAAGAGGGTTGGTTATCTGCTGGCGCTTTTTGGGGTTATGATGGGATGCATTTTCAAGCAACAATTTAAATTAAGTTAAATTAAATTATGAAGACAACGAGCAAAGTTCTATTAAATATTAGTGATCTGCACGTTGGATCAACAGTTGGGCTATGGCCTAAAGACTTTATTACTAATGAAGGAAACCATATTGGTCAAAACAACTTCCAGAAATGGTTATGGTTGTGTTGGGTAGACATGCAGTCGTGGGCAACAAAGATCATCGGAAATGATGACTTTGATATTGTCATCAATGGTGACGCTATCGACGGCATACATCACAAAACATTGCAAGTAATGACACCTGATGTAGGGGATCAATTCGCAGCCGTTAAACACATCCTTGGCGACATGGCAAAGAAATGCAAAAATCTGCACATAATAAAAGGGACGGAATGCCACACGACTAACTTCGAGATTGCACTAGGACACGCTTTAGGCGCAAGTAAGGACAAATCCACGGGGCAACACGCATGGGACAACCTAGACTTAGAAGTTCACGGAACTCTTTATAACTTTGCTCACCACATTTCGGCTACGGCAAGAACATACCTTGAGGCGAGCGCGCACAGCATCATGCTGGGCAACTTGACCCATTCGCGTGCTAGGACAGGGAAACCCATTCCAAAGGTCATGGTGAGGGCGCACAGGCACCGCCACGGCATCTGGCAGGATGGCAACCAGACAAGTGCAATTTGCGGAGCTTGGCAGGGGCTGACTCGGTTTGGACATAAAGTAGTTCCTGACGCTATTCCTCAGCCTAGCGCAATTATTTTTGACCATCGGGGGCTAGATAAGAACGAAACACCATTGATCCATCAACGAGTCTACACAGCGAAATGAAAACTATCGGAAACAGAAAACAAGTTATGAGCGCACTTGATTATGCGCTAGAGCAAACCGAGGGAACGAATCGCAAAGATGATGAATTTACATCTGGCGAGTTTTACCGTGCGTTAATTGCCAAGGGAGTTAAAATATCCAATTCAGGCGCAATGTATCGATTGACGGAAATGGTGGCTAAAGGAGAGTTAACAAAACGCAAAATCATGATCAATGGCGCAACGACTAATCTTTACAGTAAGCCGTAACCTTTAATAAGGATTTAGTTATTGAACATAATGTATGTAATCTTTAATATGGGTAAACTGCCAATCTGCGCAACATTAAATCTTGAAGCCAATAGTCCTTTGGAAACTCTATATTGATATAAGAACTATTTAGTCTTGCCAACAATATAAAATCAATTAACTTCTTTTCAGGTATGAGTATTCCAATTCCATTACTTTTGAAAAAAGGCGATCAAATCAAAAATGCTGCTAGTAAGTTTATTGCTCCTTTGCCGCCAACTGTTAATCTTGGAAAACCTAATTCACTTTCTGTTAATTTAGAAAAAAACATTGTCCAAAATAATGCTCCACCTGTAGGTGACCAGTTTATAAAGCCATATAATAACTTTGAAAAAACAATACAAGGTATTGAAAATGCAAATGACTTTATTACAACTCTTGGATTTGGTTCTAGTGTCACAAATTTTGCGGCGCCATCAAGCAAGTTTGCAAAATCAATAAGCCCACTAAGTAAGGTAGGCAACAAAGCTAATCAAGTTCAGGCGGGACTTTGGGTTATTGATGCAGGAAGAGCATTGGTTGACCCAGAATATAGAGAAAAGGTTCAAGATGGCATTAATCAAATGTTTGATGATTCTCAAGGAAATACAGATTTAATGTCAACTGCTTTTCTGTATGGCTCACAAAGGCCTATAGCATTTACTGCCGGATTGCTTAGGAATGCACAAAATACAAGAGATGAAATAAAAAAGCTAAAGTCAGAAAGCAAGGCCTTAAGCAATCAAATAGAGGAAAAGAAATTAAATATGCAGTCAAGCATTACAAGTAAAGGCGCTAGAGATATTGGGAATACGGGAATGGATTTCAAAGATTTTATGGATACTCGACGTGACCAAGGCATAATTTTAGATCAGGCTCAAAACTATAAAAGTCAAATAAAATAAAAACATTCTGTTCTTGATTCTATTTCCTATAATAGTATTTTCTTTTCAGGTATGA